CCGTGGATGGCTGAGGCCAAGCGAGTGCTGGGCCGCCACGAGGGCCGAGACAATGGCTGGCTGAAGTCATGGCTTAAATCGGACGGCAAGACGCTGGGCGATCCGGCCAAGCTGCCGTGGTGCGGCGATTTCGTGGAAACCTGCATCCGCCTTGCCCTGCCTGGTGAGCCGTTCACGGGCGCCCTGGGCGAGAACCCGTATTGGGCAAGGAACTGGCTGGGCCTTGGCGGCGCAATTCCTCCGACCTATGGCGCAGTATTGGTCTTCGAACGCGGCTCCGGCGGACACGTTGGTTTCGCTGTCGGGCAAGACACAACCAGCTATTTTGTCCTCGGCGGCAATCAATCCAATGCCGTTACCGTTGCCCGCCTTGAGAAAGGGCGGTTGCTCGGCGCACGATGGCCTGCCTCTTATCCGCGCCCTGCAATCCCCCGCCTAGCCTACATGACGACCGGCGGCGCACTCTCCACCAATGAAGTCTGAAAGGAAAGACCATGAACAACGTCTATGTCCGTATCGCAGTTTACGTCCTATCTACACTTCTCGGGTCACTCCCGGCTGTGGCGATGGGCTGGTTCTCTTACCAGTATGTTGACGGCCTGATTCAAGTCTCCATCCACGTCGAGGGGGCCATTTCCGCGCTGGCCACGGCCTTCGGCCTGTCCGCCGGTGTCTTCCAAATCTGGGGGAAAAAGTAATGTCGCTGCGACCCGCCCTGCAAATATATCCACCTCGCGGCCATCGGCGGGTCACATCACCTGCAATTGAGCCGGTCACCGCAACTGAGTTCAGGACCTACATTAAGGCCGACTCAGGTGTGGTAGCCGACGCAGAAGCCAACTCCTACATCGCGCAGGCCCGTGAGTTCATTGAAGAGAAGACCGGTCTGGCCCTGATCACGCAGACGTGGCGGCTGTCCCTCGATGCGTGGCCTGGCTACCGTGAGTTCTGGTGGGACGGGGTCCGCGAAACAGCGGTTACGGAGTTGCTAACTGGCACTCCTCGCGTCCTTTCCTTCCCCCGTTATCCACTGGCGTCGATCACAACTGTCAAGACCTACGACGAAGCGAGCACTGAAACATCTGTCGTCGTGGCAGATTATTTTGACATTGACGTGGAAAGCAGGCCCGGTCGGCTATCCTTGAAGTTCGGGCGGCTTTGGCCCCTCGCCACTCGACCGGTCAACGCAATTATGATCGACTACGTTGCCGGGTTCGGTGCAGCAGCGACTGACGTTCCGGCAGGACTTCGCGGCGCGGTCCTGACGCTTGCGGGCTACCTCTACGAGCATCGGGGCGAATGTGAGATGACCGAGGCTTACACGAAGTCGGGCGCTTACGAAGCGGCCTCGATGCACGCAATTCGGGGGCTGTGAGGATGAAAAATCTCCACTTGACATTCTGGGGGGATTGTGCCATCGTTGAGGTGCTGGATGGAGCTGGTATGGCTCTATCACTTACTGATAAGGCCGCATAAAGTATGGTCCAGTGCTGCGACATTACAACCGCCTCCCTTACCGTTCTCGTTGTGATTGAGCGGCGTGTTCGCACGACTGACGGGCAAGGCGGGTGGACTGAGGCGTGGAGTGCTGATCCCGCTGGCGGAGTCTGGGCTAAGGTCGCCGGTCTGTCCGGGACTGAGCGGTGGGAGGCCGGGCGAACTGAGTCCACGAACCTTTACTCGGTCTATGTCAGGTTCCGCGGCGATGCAAATGGCGCTCCTTACTGGAACGCGACTGAAACCCGCATCAGTGTTCGCGGCCGTTACCACAACGTCCTTTCCATCATTGATGTTGAGATGAAGAAAAAGTGGCTCCGCTTTTACACTCAAGAGGGGGACATTTCGTGAAGTTCTCACTTGACATTCAGGGCTTCGGGGCGCTTATGGCGGAGCTCGCTGACCTGCCGCAAGTAGCTAACGCGAGCATCGCGCGGACCATGAATTTTGTCGCGCAGTCAACAGCGACTCGCGCCAAGCAGAAAATCCGGACTGGACCGAAGACGGGCCGAGTCTACCGCAGGAACGGCCGCCTTCATCAGGCCTCAGCTCCCGGTCAATCCCCCGCTGATCTGTCAGGCGCACTTGCGGGCAGCATCACCTTCACCAAGATGACCGACTCCCCTGGCAGCTTCGCTACCGCCGGATCAAACCTCAGCTACGCCACGACTCTAGAGTTCGGGGGCTTCTCTGAGTTCGATGGCCGCGCTGTTTGGGTCGAGTCCCGCCCGTTCCTTCTCCCCGCCTTCGAGGAAGCGATCCAGCAAGCCGGGACTGTCTTGAAGCGCGAATTTGAGCGGGGCCTCCGGTGAGCGAGTTCTTCAACCCTCTGCAGCAGGCTGTCTACACGCGGTTGACTGCGCAGCTTTCTCCGATTAAAGTCTACGACAGCCCACCGGATCAACCTGACGGCCTCCCGCTGTCGGACTTCCCTTACGTTGTCCTCGGCGCAGATACGCTGATGCCCTTCGATACTGACACAAGCATCGGGGCAGATGCAACTCTCACCCTCCACGTCTGGTCACGCTACGACGGGGCGAAAGAGGCGAAAACAATCCTCGGGCAAATCTACACCGCACTCAACCGGCAGGCCGCAAACCTTTCTGCCTCCGGCTACACGTTCGTAGATTGCCTGTTTGAGTTCGGTGAAGTCATCGAGGAAGTTGACGGGAAAACCCGCCACGGAGTCTGTCGTTACCGCATAACGATGGAAAAGAACTGAAGTTAACCCGGCGCTCGGCGCCTCAGCTTTACGGAGAATGAAATGGCAAAGAGTGGACGCGACCTTACTTTCACCTGGGACTCGGTGGCACTTGCCGGGGTCCAGACGAAAGGCTACACTGTCAGCAATACCTACGTTGACGTGACCACGGATGACGAGGACGGCTGGCGGACCCTGCTCGCTGATCCGGGCCTGCGCGCAGTTGAGGCAACCGTCGGCGGCATCACCAAGAACCAAGTCTTGCTGGCCGAGGTTATGAAAGCCTCAATCACTGGCGAGCCGCTGCTGATTGACCTGCCGACCACGACCGGAACGCTGGCGGGAACCTTCCTGTGTTCCTCGTATGAGGAGACCGGCGAACACGACGGCGCTGTCAAATTCACGGCCACGTTCATGTCGAGCGGCGCTGTGACCTACACCGCTGGCACTTAACTATAACAAGGGATAACCCAGATGAGAGAAGTTGAAATCACACTTGGCGGTCAGACCCTGCGTCTCGCCGCCAATTACAAAGCGAGCATGGAAATCGCAAAGAAAGTCGGCGATCCGCTGACGATCATGCGGGAAGCCGCGCTTGAGGCAATGTTCATCGACCGCGGCATCGCGTATGAGCCGAAGTGGCGGTTCAGCGTTGAAAACGTGACGATGACGCTCGCGATTGGACTGAAGGCCGCTGGCTCAACGATGAAAGTCAGCGAGCTCGAGGACTTGATCTTCTCGGCCGGCTTCGCTGACTCAAAAAACGCAGCCGCTGAATACCTCGGCATTATCGTCGGACCGAAGCCTGAGGAAGTCACCGACGCAGAAGGCGAAGCCTCGGGAAACTGACGTGGGCCGATCTCGTCAAGCAATCGTATCAGTCCGCGAGGGATTGGGGAATACAGCCTAGTGAGTTCTGGCAAATGTCACCCACTGAGTTCTGGTGGGAGTTTGACTCCAGAATGAAGACGCAGAAACGCATCGCTGAGAAGTCAACCCTCGCGGGGAAATTTACGGAAGCTGAGTGGGACGCGGCCCGCAAGAAGTTTAGAGAGATGGAAGATGGCAGGACAACTGACAGGCCTTCACGCTAAATTCACGGGCGACTCTTCGAGTTTCGTCAAGGCCTCGACACTTGCGACGATGGCACTGAGGAAGCAGGAAGCAGAAGCCCGGAAGGCGAAAGCTGCGCAAGATGCCCTTGCCGCAAGTGGCGTTGGCTTGAGCCGAGAGTTCCACAAACTCAAGATGGAAACGGACAACGCCTACGCTGGCATGGTCCGTTTCCAAAAGGCGAGTGAACTTGCGAAGAAAGTCGCGGACTCGCAGAAGTGGTCGCAGGAGCAGCTTGGCGCGGAGTTGTCGCGGCTCGCAAATCACTATGGCGTGGCCGAAGCCGCCGGCCTGTCTATGAACCAGCAGATACGGTCGAGTCGCTTCCACACGGCCAACCTTGCAGCTCAGTTCAACGACATTGGCGTGATGATGGCCTCCGGCCAGTCCCCCTTCATCATGGCGATTCAGCAAGGCACCCAGATCAATCAGGTCATGGATAACATGGGAGGGACCGCTAAGGAGAAATTCAAAGCGCTCGGGACTTCCCTACTCTCCCTCATTAATCCAACTTCAATCCTGACGATCGGCCTTATTGCGGGAGCCGCAGCTCTTGTTCAGTGGGGCATGGCGGCTACGGGTGCGGAAGCGAAAAATGAGGCGCTCAAGAAGAAGCAAGAGGCCCTCAAGGAGACAACGGAAGGACTGATCGCGGTCACGAATAAACTGACCGAAGCCCGCCGGATGGCCGCCAGTGGTATTCAGGTGCAGGAACAGCAGCGAGCGGTTGATGAAATCGCGGCGCTGAATAAGGAAAAGGCTACGATCCAAGCGGAGATTGCACACCTTACCTCGATCGGCGGTAAGGCTCTAGGGCATACGCAGCGGGCTGAGGACCGGGCGGCCGAAAAGCAAGCCAGGATTGATGAAATTGACGGGCTGCTTACGCGGCTTGAGTATGAACAACAGCTGGAGATCGCGCAGAAGCGCCGAGCCAACGAGTATGGCGATCGCCTTCGTGAGGCCTTTGAGTCGCAGCAGAAACTCAACCTCGCCCAAGAGCAACAGGCGATTAAAGCTGAGTATACAAAGAACGTCTTTCACATGCTGGCGGGCGAATATGCCGCCGTAAGTATGTATTCCGAGCAGGTTGTCGCTGGAACCGAGCGAAACAGGGCGGCCATGGCTGGAGCCTACACGCT